GATCGAGACCTCCGACCGGAAGGAACACGAAGGCCGGAAGCGGATCGCCTCGCGCGACGGGCTCGAGACCCTGATGACGGCTCGCTCCCTCTCGCCCGGGCAATACGCCGCGGGGCTTCGGTTCCGCACGGATTACGAACTCCTCGACCCGGAGAAGGGGCTGACCCCGCCGGCCATCGACCAGAGCCGGAACATCACACGGGGCGGCGAAGGCTGGGCGGCGAAGCGGACGGAGCGGGAGCTATTCGTCCGCGACCTCGAGAAACTGATCCAGGACGAGGACCGGACCTTCAAGGGGCCGAACGGCCGGACGGCGGTTGAGCGCACCGGCCGGGCGGTCTGGGCCTTGCGCGAGATCGCCGGGAAGGGCTCTAACCTCCGGGCGTTGAGCAACAGCGGCTCCGTTCAGGCCAGCATATCGGCGGCCCTGATCCTGGCGCTGGACTGCGCTGCGGTGGCCTATGGGCTGGAATAGCACATAGGGCGCCCCGCGCTCCGCCGGACACCGCATCTTGACACGGAGCAGTGGCCGTGTGCATAGGCCTATACGCGCAAGACGCGACCAGATCGGCCCCAGCCTTCACCGGCCGGGGCCGTTTTCGTTTCCGGTGAAGGCTCAAAAATGGGATCGCCGGGCAAGCCGCTGGCCCCACGCCGGGACTTACAAGACCCTCCGGGGCCGCCGGGCTTGATCCTCCGGTGTTGAGGTCTCCCCTTCGCCCCGACCCCGCGGTGATCGACCGATTAAAGCCCGACAGAGCAGCGATCCAACCGGCGCGGTCGGGGCGAAGACTTGAGGACGCATGACCCCGAAAGACCTTGATCAGCGACCGATTGCAGACCTGACGCCCTACGCCCGAAACTCTCGGACGCACTCCGAGGCCCAGGTCGCGCAGATCGCCGCCTCGATCCGGGAGTTCGGCTTCACCAACCCGGTCCTAGTCGATGCCGAGGGCGGGATCATCGCCGGTCACGGCCGGGTTCTCGCCGCTCAATCCCTCGGGCTTGAGACCGTCCCGGTCCTGGTCCTCGACCACCTCTCCGAAGACCAGCGCCGGGCCTATGTGATCGCCGACAACAAGCTGGCCATGAACGCCGGCTGGGATGACGACGCCCTCCGTGCCGAGATTGAGGAACTGGCGCGTGGCGGCTACGGCTTGGACGTCATCGGCTTCGACGCCGGCGAACTTGAAGGACTGCTCGCGCAGCCGACCGCACTGGATGAAATGCCGCCCCTTCGAGATGGCGAACGGCAACCCTTCCAGACCATGACATTTACCTTGCACGATGATCAGGTCGCCACGGTTCGGGCGGCCATGTCGACGGCGGGCCTGGCCAGCGCCTACAGCGGGAGCCAGAACGCCAACGGCAACGGCAACGCCCTTGCCCGTATCTGCGAGGACTATCAGGCGCGTCATGGCGACAGCTAAGGACGTTCGGATCGCCCCGATCAAGGCGTCCGACGCGGCGGCGCTGATCCGGCGGGTCCACTACAGCGGCAAGGTCGTCAACAACAGCCAACTGCACCTCGGCGCGTTTCTGGACGGTCGCCTTGAGGGCGCTATGTCGTTCGGCCCGTCGCTGGATAAGCGCAAAATGCAGGGCCTGGTGCGCGACACGCCTTGGAACGGCTTTCTGGAACTGAACCGGATGGCGTTCTCGGAGCGCCTGCCACGGAATAGCGAAAGCCGGGCAATCGGCGTCGCGTTCCGCATGATCCGCAAGGCATACCCGCACATTCAATGGGTCGTGTCGTTCTCGGACGCCACGCAATGCGGCGACGGGACGATCTATCGGGCGTCGGGGTTCCTCCTCACCGGGATCAAGGCGAACAACCAGATCATCGAGTTCCCGGACGGTCGCAGAGAGACGCGGTTCGTTCTTACGGGGGGGGCGCCGGCGAAGGCGCGCGAGATCGCCGCGCTGTATGGCGCTCGCATGGGTGGTGGCTCAACGCTCAAACCCTTTCTGGATATCGGAGCCAAGGCGCTGCCGGGGTTCCAGCTTCGCTACATGGCATTTCTCGACCCCACGGCCCTAGACCGCCTGACCGTCCCCGTCCTGCCGTTTGGCAAGATCGAGGAACTCGGGGCCGGAATGTATCTCGGTCATCAAATTTCGCGTGTGAAGCAGGCTATAGACGGCGACCAGCCGAACAGCGGCGGTGCGACACCGACCCACACGCTCCAATCACAAGACGACCCGGCCTAGCCGAATTTGGCGTCCAGCACGTCAAACGCCGCCTGTGTCATCGCCGCCGGGTCCTTCCCGATCTGGCTATAAAACGCCGGGTGCTGATGGGCCTCCCAACCCCGCCTGATAGTCGCGGTCTCGGGGGAACGATCAAAGAACCGGGCCGCGATCCGAAGCGCCCCGATCCGGTCGCCCGCCGCCAACGCCGCCCTGATCTGATCCGATTTGCTCAACATGGCGCGAGGCTAGGGGAGCTTCCGGCGTTGCTCCAGAGGGAAAAGACCGCATGAGCGCCGCGCTCCAGCCAACCGAACCGCCCGCCGGCCATCGCCGCCCGGAACCTGACGACCTCGCCCCCATGCTGGCAATCATCGGTTCCGGGAAATCACTCCGCGCCGCCTGCCGTGAGCTCGGGATCGACCCGTCGTCGGCGCACACCTGGATCAATCAAGACGAGGGCCGCCGCCAACAATACGCGAGCGCGCGCGAGGAACGGGCCGAGACGCTGCAAGAGGACGGGCTGACCGTCACCAAGGCTGCGGCGCTCGGCCAATCGGTCAACGGGCACAAGATCGACCCGGCCGGCGCGCGGGTTTACCTCGACGCCTTGAAGTGGGCCGCGGCTCGGATGGCTCCGAAAACGGCCCCGGTTCAAAGGGTGGCGCATACGTTCTCGCACCTCTCGGACGAAGAACTAGCGGCGGAGATCGCCACCTTGAGCGGGGATGCGGATGACGCGCCCGCTGACCAGGACTGACCGGGAGCGGCTCCTCGCCGCCCTGCGGGAGAAGCAGGCCCGGGCGGATCGCCACCGGGTTGAGACGCAGCGGTCGGAGATAGTCGCCGGTTGCCGGCCGCTCTATGGGTTCATCGCCGAGTTCTGGCACACCTTGGAGCCGGCGCGACCGTTCGTAGGGGGCTGGGCGCTCCGGGCGATGTGCGCCCACCTCGAGGCGGTTTCGCGCGGGGAGATCAAGCGGCTTCTGATCACCGTCCCCCCGGGGATGATGAAGTCTCTCCTGCTGGTCTTCTGGACCGCGTGGGAATGGGGACCGCAAGGCGCGGCCCATCTTCAAGTCCTGGCGACCAGCTACAGCCAAGCGAACGTGCTGCGGGATAACCTCAAGCTCCGGCGGCTGGTCGAGAGCGAGAAATATCAAGCTCTCTGGCCGCTGGCCTTGCGGGGCGACCAGAACGCCAAGGGGAAGTTCGAGAACACGGCCAACGGCTTCTCGGAGGCACGCCCGTTCAGCTCCATGACGGGGGGCCGGGCCGATAGGGTCAAGATCGACGACCCGCACTCTACCGAGACGGCGGAGTCGGAGGTCGAGCGCGAGACGGCGACCCGGATATTCCGCGAGGGGATCACCGACCGCCTCAACGATGTGCAGACCAGCGCCATCGTCATCATCATGCAGCGCCTTCACGCGAAGGACGTAGCGGCGGTGGCGATGGGCTTGGAGATCGGCTTCGTCCACCTCAATCTGCCGATGGAATACGAGACGGCGCGGATCGGGGCGGACGGTAAGGAGACCGCCGGGCCCTGCCGCACCTACGTCAACGGGGCGCTCTTCTTCGAGGACCCCCGGACAACCGAGGGCGAGCTTCTATTCCCCGAACGCTTCCCGCCCGCCGAGGTCGAGACGCTCAAACGGGGGAAAGGGGCCTACGCCTGGGCCGGGCAGTATCAGCAGCGGCCCGCGCCGCGCGACGGCGGCCTCTTCAAGCGGACGTGGTTCAAGATCGCTAACGCCCTCCCCGCCGGGACGCGCCGCACGGTTCGGGCTTGGGATATCGGGGCGACGGAAGGCGGGGGCGACCCTAGCGCGGGCGTCCGTTGCAGCAAGATCGGGACCGGCGAGGCCGCGACCTTCTATTTCACGGACTGCCGGGCGGGCCAGTGGTCGCCAGCCAACCTTGAGGCCCAGCTCAAACTAACCGCCGCGGCCGACACCCCGGACGTGATCATCCGCCTTCCCCAAGACCCCGGCGCGGCCGGCAAGGGCTATGTCCAGACCCTCGTTCGGATGCTCCCCGGCTATGCCGTCAAGGTCGAGCGCCCGACCGGCTCCAAGGAAACCCGGGCGCTGGCCCTGGCGACCCAGGCCGAGGCGGGGAACGTCTATATCCTGGCGACCGGCGACCCGTCCAAGGACGCATGGATCGAGCCGTTCGTTGACGAGCTGTGCGGCTTCCCATCGGGAGCGCACGACGACAAGGTCGATGCCGCCGCCGACGCCTTCAACGAGCTGGCGCTTGGCTTTGTCGCCGCGCCGGCTCTCTTCGGCACTTACGCAAGCGCGAGAGGCTAACGCATGGCGAAGACCTCCAGCACGCCCGAGACAGTTTCCACCGACTATCTGGCCATGAGGCCTTATTGGCAGACGGTGGCGGACATCCTGGGCGGTGCACCAGCCATGAAGGCGGCGGGCGAGACCTATCTCCCCCGGTTTCCGAACGAGACCACGGACGACTACGACTATCGACGCAAGAACGCCCGGTTCACCAACATTTACGCCGACGTCGTCACCAGCCTCGCCCGGAAGCCCTTTGGCGAAGAGATCGCCTTGGCGGACGGCGCGCCCGACCGGGTCACGGCCTTGGCCGAGGACATCGACGGGCGGGGAAATAACCTCCACGTCTTCGCGTCCGAGACCTTCTTCGACGGGGTCAACGACGCGGTCAGCTGGGTTCTGGTCGATTATACCCGGGCAACCGAGCGCGCGGACGGCCAGCGCCTCTCTCTCGCGGACGAGCGGGTCCAAGGCCTTCGCCCCTACTGGGTGCGGATTCCGGCCAACCGGATGCTCGCGGTCTATTCCGACACGGTCCGCGGGGCCGAGGTCATCACCCACGCCCGGATTCGGGAAGACGTCGTAATGCGCGACGGCTTCGACGAGGTCGCGGTCGAGCGCGTTCGTATGTTCGACCGTGCCCCGATCTACGCCATGCTGGAGGACGGCACGGTCACGGACACGGTCATCGACTACGGCCCGGCGATCTTCACGATCTACGAGCGCCGCGTCGAGGCAGTCGGTCGCCGGACCAACAACGGCTGGGACATCGTCGATCAAGGGCCGGTGACGCTCGGCGTGATCCCGCTGGTCCCGTTCATCACGGGGAAGCGGATCGGCGGCGGCTGGCGGTTCTATCCGCCGCTCCAGGGCGTCGCGGACCTACAGGTCGAACACTACCAGCAGGAGACGGCGCTCAAGTCGATCAAGGAGCTGACCGCCTTCCCGATGCTGGCCGGAAACGGGGTCCAGCCGGGCATGAGCGCCGGCAAGGTCGAA